GAGAAAAGAAACACAACTATAACTAACGTTAATCCTGTTGAGAATCAAATGCCTATGCAGAGCATGGCTAGTGGTGGTCAAGTCCAAGGGTATCAAGACAGTGGTGATGTTATGAAAGACGCACCCTCTTTTGTTCAAAACCAGTTTAACCCTGCTCAGTTTGGACTTGGTTACAGTTTTATGGGTCAGCCACAGCAAACAGGAACAACAGGAACTACAACTACTCAAGCTCCTACAGGACAGACCTTTACAGTTCTTTATCATCCTGACTACGCTACAAATGGTAGAAGCAAAACTTTTTATCTTCCCAGAGATAGTAAAATTTACGCAGAATATATTAAGAGGGGTTACACTTTAGAAATTCCTGGACTTGGACCTGCAGGACAAGGAGAAACTTCAACAACTACAGACACTCCAATAACCACAGATCTCACAGGAGCCACAGTAACTACAG